TCTTACAAGGTCGGATATATCCTTACTCTTATAATGAGATGGGATGATAACATTAGTGAGATTGTACTTTAAACAAATCTTAGAAGCCATTGTTTGACCTGGATTAGTTTCAGAGTGGAAATCATTATCGTATAATACCCCCACAATTCTAAATCTGCTCTTCAAATCATCAATCAATTCCTCTTCAGGGACTTGCATCTCACTTTGTAATGCTACTGCATCCCAACCCATAGAGTACAGAGTCATGACATCTTTAAGAGATGAAGCAAGAAAGACAACGTCTCCATTGTCTTTCAGTTGTTCATACCCTTGAATATCACTTTTATTAGTATTACTAAACCACTTTCCTTCTTTTTCAAACGGTCTGTAGATTTTATATCTTCCGTTTATTTTGTATGCATATGCTAAGGATGAGCAAGTATACCTAATATCTCCAACCCAAAAGTAATCTATAGGGGTGATGGCAAATTTATCCACTATCTCCTTAGAAATGTTAAACATCCCCCAGAAATTAGTGTCATAGTTATTCCAGATTCTAGTCCTCTTTCTTATGATAACTTTCTTCCTTTCTTGATATACCGGAGATCCTTGAAATGAAGCAATAGCTTCTGTTTTATTAAGTTTCCCTATATGAAGTCCAAGATTAAAGTCATTATCAATAACTCTGAGGGCTTCTACAAATGTCAAATTATACTTACGTTGCACATAACTAAAACAGTCATAACTATCCCCTGTCCCAAAATCTTTGTATAACAATCTCTTATTATACCAGATAATAGAGCATGTAGGGGAGTTGTCTTTACGTAGCTCACTACAAAACTTGTCACTTAATTTTGAGAAATTGTGACAGTAATACTTAAAGATATCATACTCTGAAATTCTGCAGAGAATAGAATCTTTATCCAAATAAGCATCGCTGTTCCTAGCCTGAATCATAAGTAAATAACAAAAATAGGGCAGAGAAAATCTCTACCCTATCCTGTTATCTGAATTAAATGAACGGTTTAAAACAAATCGTCGTTATTGGAGCTAGAAGTCTCAACATCAGCTACAATCATCTCAGGGGAATAAACCTGAAGTTTAAGATCTTTGTTATACTCAGCATTAAATGAGCCATAATCCTCATTCAAAGCTTTGATAAACAGATCATCCCTCATTGGCTTAAGTCTTCCAAAGTGACGATTGTAAACAGTCTGATATTTACCATCTTTAACACCTACAAGAACACGTAACTTATTGTCTTTCAATATGTTAACATACTCTTGTAGCTCTTTTACATCCCCTGTAACAATCTTATCGATAGTATCAAATGATACCTCCCCACCAGATGCTACGTTAGCCCAAGCTTTAGTAAAGTTGATAAGTGTATCCTCCCCTACATAAGCTTTACGAGTCTTGTCTGCATTCTTCCACCAATCATAAGCTGGGACATCTGCACTCCATGTTGTCTGACCAATGTTATTAGCCCACATGAATTTACCCCCATCTTTAGATGTACGAATCTTATCCTGCATAAGGATATCGAATCTTGTTGTAAAAGATAGACCAGGGACATCTGATCTTAACCAGAATACTATTTTAGTATAATCCTCTTCATTAAGAGTTACTTTGTACTCAGGTTCGTTACGAAGATTTACCCCAAGATCTGATAGCTCGTCCATAGTAGGGTTAATAGCTACTACAGATACAGGGGCTATGCCAGTGTAGAGGGTTATCCCACCCCCTGATACAACTTCTTCTGAATTATTTGATTGAATTGCCATTTTACTTTAATTTTTATTTAATTAGAAATAATAATATTTATACATATACTCAGCTGTCCTTCAAACTTCATCAAGATGATTAAGTCTTTCAATCTCTTCTATGCTGTCTAAAAGAGAAATTTGGTTAGGGTTATTAACAGGTTCGGTATCATCGATAATGTTAATCTTAACAGTCTTACGACGTGCACGAAGACCTTTAAGTTTAGGGTGCTTAAATACCTCTGCAACTTCTGCAGCTGAAAGGTGGTACTTCTTTGCAATAGCTTGTCTGTCAAGACCATTGTTCAAATCACCTAGTATACCTGATACAGTGATTGTAGTTGAGGGTTTAGCCTCCTCAATTGTGGGAGGGAGTGTTGCTTCTATAGCCATTTAATTAAATTTTTGAATTAATCTATATAAATTTTAGTCCAGTCAAGTTCTATAACCTGACCTTTAAGATGATCACAACGAGAGCCTGCATTAATATCTTCTGAGGAATCAAAAGAAATCATAGTCTTGTTTCCATCTCTATAAACGTAGCCTATGGCATCCGAGTTAGAGCAAGCAATGTTTCTAATTTTACCAGTCAGATCGAGATCTTTAGCAGACACCTCTTTGCCTTTCTTCTCAAGCATCTTATCCTTGAGGTGGCCGATATAGATGATATGATCAGAGAGCATCTCCAGTCTGTCCATCCATTTCTTAATAGCCATTCTCAAGTACAGATAGCCTGCACCCTGAGGGAGAGATAGAACTGACAATCCTTTGTTATCAGGATCGAAGTTCTTACCCATCGGGGTTTGTCTGTACAATTCCTTAGCTTCTGACTCACACCATACCTCAAGCTGAGTGAGTGTGTCAATAGCTATATACTTGTAGGGTTTATTGGCCTTCATAATAGCCTTCCCTACCTGTCCTAACTCTGCAAGATTGTTAACCTTGATCTTGAGTGCTTCAACCATGTCAGATCCTTGTTCTAGGTCTATGATCAAACACCCATCAAGCTTAGCAAGTGCAGTAGTCTTACCAATCTTTGGGGGCCCGTACATAATCATATGTCTAGGGCTCTTCCTTCCAACTGGTACTTTCTCTGTTGGCAGTAATAATTCCATGAGTTAATAATAATTTACTTTTTAGGTCTCTCTTTTATCGAGAAGGTTGACAAATCAGATTCATACGGGATCATCCCAAGCTGACCATCCCTATTCTTTTCTATGTGACAAGCCAGCAATCCTACTGGGTTCTCCCCACAGTAAGAGTCTGTAATCCCATACAAATCATAAGTACGTTGCAGCATCATAACCACGTGAGCATCCTGACCTATGGAGTCACCCCCGAATAAGTCAGTTAGCTGTGGTTGATACTGCTGCTTAGCTCTGTACTCTTGTTCTATATTCCTGTTAAGTTGAGATAGGAGTATATTTATTACCCCAAGTCTTGCTTGCAACCACATACAGGTTTTAGAAATTTGATTGAGCTTTTGTAGTTCTGTATCTTCTGTCCCAAGAATAAGTCTTGAGTGGTCAAAGAGGTTTATTATTGTGTGTTGTGGGAATTTAAGATTCACCCTGTTGTTTACCTCTTTAATCTTAACCATGTTCTGAGGGATTGAACAAAAGAAGATAGGATACTTACGATACTTACTTACTGCATTTTCATATTCATTGATCTTTGAGTCATCAATTGGGGAGTCTATGCTATAAAGCTGTGAAAACTGCATCTTTACATCATTTGCACCAGCTCTCATTATCTGTTGATAATCAGGCATCTCGAAACTCCAATAAAGTACAATTAACTTCTTCCCCACATTTTTGTCTAAAAGATCGAAGATCAGTTGATTAGAGAAAGCTGACTTCCCTACACCTGGTCTCCCAGCTATTACATACATTTTACCAGGTTGTAAACCCCCTAATAAATTCTTATTTAACCTATCCCATCCAGTAGGGAAGATAATTCTGTTACCAAGCTTAGCTTGCTTGATTTCATTTATTGACTTATCTACTGACTTTGATATGTGACTAAACTCTTTTAGAGTCTCGTCAAGACTATTAGAGGATCCTTGTGATTCGTCCTGGTTCGACGACACTTGATTCTCCATCTGATTTAGTTACTGTTTCTTCTATGCTATATTTTTCCCAACTATGGTTATTTACCCATGTTTCTAACATTTGCATATAACCAATACTGTTCCCTCTTCTTCTAAAATCTAATTCAGTCTCAAGACATTTGATAATACGTTCATGTTTCTCAACATTCCCGTTGATAATCTTTCTGTACTTTTCTTTAGACTTAAGATTAGTTTTAGCCTCAGAGTCCCCAGCTCTCAACATCCTTACTGAACCATTACACACAACCTTTATGGGGAATCTGGAGAGGAGGGCAGCCCACATACGATCGAAATCATCTTCTTTCACGAGAGACTTTCCACGTAATATAACCTCCCCATCCTCCCCAAGTTTGATCCACCCATTGGTTTGCAACAGCTCTAAATTGATGTTTAACTTTAAATTTAAATCAATGGCTTTACTCTTTAGCATAGAGATGTAAACAAATTCATCAGGGGAAATACCTAGTGATTTGAGCTGTTCGGTGTCAATTTCCAATATCATAAAAGATTTTGTTATAACATCTACACTAAATAGTTCTCAAATATAAGAAGAAATTTCATCAATCCAAGTAATGTTTGATAAATTTTTTATAGCATTCTTCAACCATTTCTCCTCCTGACTATCTCTTACATAAAGAACTACAATTTCCCCAACTTTATCAGAGTTAGAAAGTCTCAGTAATCTCCCAACCCTTTGAATCATTTGAAGGGCTTTAGAATCTAACCCACAAATTATCCCAAGCTGTGCATCAGGGATATCATATCCTTGATTAAGAGCTTTAGTTGAGCACAATACCTTGATCTCATTGTCTTTAAAGTCTTGCAAAGCTTTCTTTCTTAGAGAAGCTTTCATAGTAGAATGATATGCAGCAGACTTAATCCCAAGCTCTTCAAGATGCTTTGATGTCTCATCAGTAAACTCGTTAGTCCCTGAGAAAGTCAAAGTTTTACTATCCTTAGCTTTACAGATTAATCCAGTATAAAGAATTTTGTTATAGGCTTTCTGAACTATCTCTTTCCTATCCCTAATTGCTTTATAAAATAATGCTGCATTCTTTTTGTCCTCTGGAGATGATGTATGAGGGGAGGCTAATATTGCATTAGCTCTATCAAAAGCATCAAATTGCCCTAACTTGTATTTGTAGTGCACAAACATATTGTTAGCTGCTTTATAAGCTTTCTTTTCCTCACCAGTTAAATCTACAGCAACACACTTAATTTCATAAGGGGCTATTAATCCTTTTTGTACACACTGATCTAAAGTCAGTACATATACAGGAGGGGCCAAATTAACTAACAGCTGTCTATACTCTGGTTCTTCAGGCATAGTAGCTGTCATTAATAATAGCATTCTATGTTCATTGTTAGCAAATACCTCACGATAGATTGGGCTTAAACCCAAGTGAACCTCATCTGCTACAGTAACTGCAAATACTCTCCCCGTTAGTTTATGAGCTGATGCATAACAAAGTATCTCAACTCTGTCTAATACATCTTCATAACCCCATTTATAAAATTCATCTTTAAATTGATCTTGAAGCTGAATAGTGGGGACTAGCAATAAACCATCCCCCTCTACTCTTCTAAGCATCTCCCCTAAGGCCATTACCCCACATCTACTTTTCCCAAAGCCAGTACCAGCTATAATAGAGCCTTTATACCCAGCTTTTGCCCATGACCTTAAGGCAGTTCTTTGCTCTTGATCTTTAGTCTGTAAAACATCCGTCGAAATCATCTTTGTTAATTTTAGTTCTAGAATAATTAATCATTACAATAAAGTGTTTTAATTCATTTAGTATTTTCTCAAATTCATTGATCTTAGATGTTATGTCACTTATATCTGTATCCATATGCTTATATGTAGAATTAATCTGCATATATTGCATAGAGCATTTATGATATAAGCTTCTGTATGCTTTATCAAAGTTTAATAATGTTTCGTGTGTTTTACATGCATATGTAACTGTACATCTTGATTTGTTTATTAATTCTGCAACTTTAGAATGGCTTAAACCTGTATAAGTATACAATAGAACAGCTGTAACATTTCTTCTTATTACATTAATTCTATTATGTGAAGGATCTAGAAACTCCTGCCTAGACATCCCCCCATTATACTCAACAAGTTTAAAGATAATCTCAATAGCATCATGAGTGCTATCACTAGACTTAACATTTAATTCCTCTTTTACTTTTTCTATGTTTTCTGTATTCATATTATTGTATTTAAAGTTATCACTTGACTAATTGCTCACGTCATTTAGCAATATCACAAAAATCACCAACCTCTTTAAGAGTTTTGGCTAATATCTTGGACAAGTTTTTTATCGCCTCTTTGTCCAATGTATCTAACCACTCGTTTTGCCTTTCTTCTGGACAATCCTCAAAGCAAGTGGGTTGTGTTTTGCTTTCTCCTTCGAATTGATGGAATATAAATACACCCGATAGATTTCTTCTGTTCATTGCTCACCTCCTTTAATTGTTTTTTGTATTCTCACAAATAGGTCTTGTAAATCTTTTACCGAGTCGATTGACCAACCTTGTGTTTTCAAGACGTAGAAACATCCTCCATCATTGTCAATTCCGAGAGAAGATTCACATTCAATGGTCAGTATTTCAATTTCATCTTTTGACACACAATTTGCATCTTGTGAAAACTCAAAAGTTGCTCTATCTAATTTTGGTTCATTCATTGCTCACCTCCTTTAATATTTTCTATTTCTTGTTTTACTCGCTGCCAATACGTAATCCTTGCTGAAATTACATCCATACTCACAGATGGTTCTATTTGGGCTATTATCTCATCTACTACTATCAAGGCACATTCTTTTACGTGTCTAATATTATCTTCCGTATCATCGTACACGTTATGAACTATTAATTCGTACTTATCGCATAATTCTTTTGCTTTTCCTTTTGGTGT